ATCAGTCAACAACTGGACATTCACATGACGACCAAGAAGAAGTTTATTATTTTCATAAAGGGGTAGGTGAAATGCAGATTGATGATGAAAGATTTCCTGTAGAGGCAGGAGATATAGTTTGTATTCATAAGAAAGAATTTCATAGAGTTTTTAATACAGGTTTTTTTGGTTTATATTTTATATGTGTATTTGAGGGAGGAAGAAATCACTAATGGAACCATTTGTTCAGAAACAATTTGATGAGTATCAGGCCAATAGACCTGAGAAAGATATCATCTCTAGAGAAGAACTCAGAGAGATGATAATCAAAGATTTATCATTTGTTTCTAAAATGGGTGTGGCAGAATACACCTTATACCAGAAGTATCAGGAAATACATTTAAAATATCCAACACAAACAGTCTCAACATTGTATGGTGAAGAAGTAAACTTTGTAAACGAAGACCATTTAAAACTAATCAATGAGACTAAGAACAACATATGGTTTCCAAATACATATGCAGACTTCGTTAATCTAGAACCAGAATTGATATACACTGATTCAGAGAAAGACAGACAAGCCGCTGGTTCTCTTACTGAGAGGTGGAATTGTTTAAGAACAATGACACACAGCCAGAAGAATTCATCTAACATTGGTAGAAATCTGCATTATATAGTTAGAGATAAAGTCACAGGTAAGTATCTTGGTGTCATTTGTATCACAGGCGACTTCATTGACTTAACACCTAGAGATGAATACATTGGTTGGGAGAGAATATACAAAACGAATTCTGGTAAACTGAATAACAGTGCTATAGGTTCGAGTATTCTCCCAACACAACCACTTGGTTTTAATTACACAGGTGGTAAACTCATGGCATTACTATGTTGTGCTGACGAGATACAGAGACAGTGGGAAGAAAACTATGGTGATAAGTTGGTGGGTATGACTACTACATCATTGTATGGTAAAACTAAGACAGGTGGTTTATCACAATATGATAGACTCAAACATTGGAAGAAAATGGGTTATAGTAAAGGTTCATTATCATTTGAAATGACCAAAGACACCGAAAGGGCTATGCTTGACTACGCAGAACACAATTTTAACGAGAGATATTTCTTATTGTATGTTGCAAAACGAGAGAGTGGCCAGACATTGAAGAGAGACCATAGAAATCGTATGAGACAGTTCATGTATTCACAGTTAAAGATACCAAAAGAATTACAGAAGAGTGACCATCAAAGAGGCATTTATTATTCTACATTCTATGAAAACTCTAGAGAGTTTCTTAGAGGTGAGATAGAAGAAGACCAGTTAGTTAGAAACTCTAACGATGGTTCAGTAGAATCATTAACTCAGTTATGGAAAGAGAAATATGCCGCTAAGAGAATTACTAATCTTATGAAATCAGATAGACAAAATTTAACTGAGACATTATTCTACGATGATATAATTAGTATGTCGTGGGAAGAATGTAAAGAAAAATATTTAGGAGATGTAGGTCGATGATACCAATAACAATAGTTGACGACTTTTTAAATGAACCACACCAACTTGTAGAGTTGGCCAATAGATTAGAATTTACACCTGACCCAAATGGAATGTGGCCTGGTACTAGAAGTCGACCACTTCATGAAGTACATGAAATATTTTATGATAATCTTGTCACAAAAACGATGAGTTTATTTCAAGCTTTACCTGATTTGGGTCAAAGTGATAGAGAGTATTCTTCATATGGGTCATCTGCTGTAGGGTTAGTTGATTGCACTATGGCATTTCAAAGGATTCCTGCCAAGATGCATCGTGGGTGGATTCATAGTGATAATGGTTATGCAACAGGCATACTTTATCTAAATGATAGTGATGGCACTTCAATCTATACTAGTAAGGAAGGTACACTACTTGACCCAGCTCATATTGAAACAAAAACGAAATGTAATCTTCAAGGTTATATGACTGAGAGGGACACACTAGTTCAAATGGAGTTTAACGATTCATTTGAAGAACATGTAAATGTTAAGGGCAAATTTAATAGACTATTGTTAATGCCGAATTGTTATCATGGTGCTAACAATTTCGAAGTTGAAGAAGAAGAAAGATTAACATTAGTTATGTTCTTTCATAGAATTTCAGGCGAACCCATGCCTATAGAAAGAATGAGAGCGGTAAGAACAATATGAATATACTAGACATGGTTCCAGTTAAAAAAAGAGGGGTCTTAATCGAAGATAAGAAGATTAGAATCGATAGAGACCAATATAGAGAATTTACTATAATGGTAGCTAAATTAGAATCTCTTGGTCATGAACTACTATATGTAGTACAACATGAGACAGAGGGAGATATGTTTACAGTAGAACTTCTAGGTGAATATGACTTAGAAGAATTAGATAGAATACTTGAAGAGGAGAATGGGGCTGTAGCTCAGTAGGGAGAGCGACTGGTTTGCATCCAGTAGGTCGTAGGTTCGATTCCTATCAGCTCCACCACCACAATGAAAGAACAATTAGTTTGGACCACAGATTATACCAATGTCTTATATGCAGACATCGTTATTGGTACTACAGTTATATTATTAGGATTAATTATGTGGCGTAATAAAACTTGGCGATGGCCTTTATTGGGTTGTGGAGTCATATATTCTATATCTACTTTACTATGGCATACATCATGAATAGAAAGAGACAAGCATTAAAAGAATCTGTTGTCACAGTAGGCACAGGTTTGGTTATCAATTGGCCGATAAGTGTCGTTCTTTTGTATGTGTTTATAGATATATTAGCACTATCAACCTTTATGGTGAGTGTCTGGTTGACACTTTGTTTTACTCTTATTGCTGTAATAAGAGTGTATTTAATTAGAATGTTCTTTACTAGAGATGAAAATAAGAAAGATTAAACCAGAAGATGCAGAGGCATGTTTCAATAATCAACATGCTAATCACTATCATGAAGCAGGTCTTTGGTCTATAGATTCATGGAAGTTTTTAAGTACATTTCTAACAGATTCTTGGGTCGTAGAATTAGAGGGCGAAGTTGTTGCTCATAATATCGGCCTAATACACAACTTAGATGACCATATGATACCAGAAGAGTATTATAATCAGATATCATATAACATTTTAGATAATTGTGTTCATCCAGATTATCGAATGAATGGTATATCAGGTATCTTAACCACTCATATATGTGAATCATATCCTTTGATTAAAACATGTATTCATTCAGATAATACGGCTGCCGAACACATACTACTCACTCGTGATTTTAAGGTTATTAAAGAGATAGAGAACTTCTATTCAGATGGTGGAAACATGAAAATACTTGTTCGTAGGGGTTGACAATAGGCCACATTTTTGTGTAGGATGGACACATAATGAAAAAACATATTAATAAGGAGACCCCAAATGGCAAACCAGGCAGCTAAAATCACTACACAATATCTTGAGAATTATGGAGATGAAACATCTCCCCATTACAAATATAAAGGTGGTGATACCATCTTTGTTCCTTTCACAACTGAGAAGTTAGTCTACGAAGAAGACGCTTACGGACCTGGTGAACACGCTTACTATGATGCGCCAAATGTGTCTCAGGCGACAATAGATGCGCTTGTAATGCAATATCTTAACGCATACAATGGTTTGGAGTTCGCCTTCTCTTATATAACCGGTTCTGAAATAGTCACCGAAAACTTGATGAACTATTACATTGATGGTGCTGAAGAGTGGGACAAACCCAAAGTTTTAACAATTGATGACCTTAAAAAGGGCATCAAAGAGACTGTCGAATTAAAGGCAAAACATGAGGAAGAGTTAGTAGAAATAGAATTGATATGAAAACATTCTTCAAATGGACATTTTATATAATAATTGCATTTATATTATATCTTGCAATTATAATTTGGGGTTTAAATTTTTAAAAAATGAATAGATTAACAGTAATTTTTGATGTAGATGGAACAATTGCAGATTGTGACCACAGGAGACATTTCGTTGAGAACAATAACGATTGGAAATCTTTTAAAGAACAGACAGTAAATGATACGCCTGTTCAGTGGGTTTGTGATATCGCAAAAAGATACATTGCACAAGGTGATGATGTTGCTTTCTTTTCTGCAAGAAATGAATCAGAAAGAGAGGTTACTGAACAACAAATTTCAGAGTGGATTGGTGATGGTCACAAAGGACTTTTCCTTAGACCCAATGATTCATATGATCCTGATGAAGTATTTAAAGCAGAACTTGCTGACAAGTTTGAAGAATTTGGTGGTAAAATTGACCTTGTATTTGACGATAGAAACAAAGTCGTTGATATGTGGAGGGCAAGAGGCACCACTGTAGTTCAAGTTGCAGAGGGAGATTTCTAGTCTAGGGGTGGGCTAAAAAAAGAGAAAACCACCTATACAAATAGGTGGTTTTTTGTTATAATAAATAGTAATATGAAAAAATTGAGTTTAGATGAGAGATTATATAACATGAAACCTAGTGATACTCCTTTACTTTGGATAGGATATACATTATTATTCATGATGCTTTTAATCCCTATGGGTTGTTCACATGTTGAACTCATTGAGGGTCTATGTTATAACGATAGAGATGGAACATACTTGTGTCCGGAAGAACCCGAACCAATCATAATTGACGACCCAATTATTGAAGATGAAAACTTATGTGAAATCTGGAAAAATGTTGATGATCCAGAAGCATATATGAATTGCATACTTGTTGCAAAAAAGTTTGAAGATATAGCATGACGCCATCAAAGAACATAAAATCTGATGAAGTTATCGAACTTATAACCTATAAAGTTCAACTTAAAAAAGCCATGAGAGAATTCAAACAGAAAGGCGAGAACAGAAAAGCTGATATAATTGCTGAAAAAATTCAACAAATAGAGTCTAAATTACACTCCAGACCGCTTGCAAAAAACTAGAAAAACTAAATAGTCCATAGAAACAAAGGAGATTTCTTTTTATGGGACATTACGCTGACGAAAAAACAAGATTAACTGCTCTTCTGGCAGAGAAACAGAAACAAGCTGATTTATTAGACCCTGCTAGAGGCAATGGAACAGTAGTATTTAAAAGGTCCGCTGCTGACAAAGGCGACCATATCTATGTTCAATTCGCTGACCGCCATGATTCAGATTCTACAGAGTATAGTTATACAGGAACAGGTGGTATTAAGAGTGCATTAGCAGCATGGAGAACCGCAAATTCATCTGCAACAAGTGGTGATATGTATGTTGAATGGAACTACTTCACTAATACAAAAGACGATGCATTTTGGGCAGGCGAGAAGGCAAAGTTTGAATCTTCTGCTAGTGATATACAAGACGATATCGACCACATACAGAAAATCATAGACAATGGCGAAGATTCTGCCAATGTCGACTTTTCTTAGAATCTAAAACACATAAATAGTAGTATTACACGAACATTAAGATAAAAGTGATACTACTTTATGGCAGTTAAGAACCTACATTTAGAACATTTAGAAGACGAAATCATCAATAACGGTATTGATGGTGGTCGAGCATCTATAAATTTTCTCAGGTCTTTAAGGGACATGATGAAAGGCACCTCAAAGAAAGGTGTCAACATGACTGTCAAATGGGATGGTGCCCCAGCAATTTGGGCAGGAAAACACCCCGAAACAGGACAATTCTTTGTCGCAAAGAAATCACTATTCACTAAAGAACAATTACACTACACCTCAATTCAACAAATCAAAGAAGCATCTGAACTATCTGGTGACTTAGAGAAGAAGTTCATAGAGTCATTTAACTATCTATCTAGACTATCATGGAATAAAATCTTACAAGGTGACTTGATGTTCACTGAGTCAGATAAGAAAATGACAGAGATTGATGGTGTAAATTATGTCACATTTCAACCAAACACAATATTATATGCCGCTGATATTCAATCAGACTTGGGTGAGGCTATCGCTACTGCAAAATATGGTATAGTCTTTCACACCACCTATGAGGGTTCAACTATAGAAGACCTTGGTGCATCATTTGGTGCAGATATATCTACATTGGGACACAATAAAGATGTATGGATTGATGATGCAACATACAAAAGTGTTGCAGGTAAGTCAAAGTTGACTGCAAAAGATACAGTTGTATTAACTAAGGCACTACAAGAAACAGGTAAATCATTTCATAAGATTAAGAAACCTGCATTGTTAAAGTTTAAGAAAGTTCAACAGACTATACAACAGAAGGGTGCAGGTGCAACCTATAAGACATACATGAACACAGAAATTAGAAAGGGTAAATTCAAACTAACTTACAACGATTATATAAAACATTTTGATTCATATTGGAAAGATAAAGTCGTTGCAAAAGTTAAAATGGAAAAGACAAAGAGAATGAAAGAGGAAATGGGTCAACAATTGAGAAGAGAATTGGTGGGCCTAAAGATGTTAATAACTGCATTAACAACATTTCAAACTAATTTAGTTAATGCAAAGGGTATAATCATCAAAGGACTAAATACTGTAAAGGGTATAGGAACATTCAAGAAGACCTCTAAAGGGTTTGATGTTGTGAATCCAGAAGGATATGTCGCAGTAGATGATGATGGCAAGGCAGTCAAACTAGTTGATAGACTGGAGTTTTCATTGAATAATTTCACCGTAGCAAAAAATTGGGATAAGTAATGGCAAAAACACTAACAAGATTTATATCAGAAGCTAAGAATAAACCAGCAGTGTTTTCATTTGGCCGTTTCAATCCACCAACAACAGGACACGCAAAACTAGTAGATAGACTTAGTAGAATCGCAAAACAGGTCAAAGGTGACCCTATGTTGTTCACATCACATTCAGTTGATAAGAAGAAGAATCCTTTAACGCATAAACAGTGTGTTTGGTATCTCAGAAAGTTCTTTGCAAAGAAGGTGGGAGTACCTGATGTTGCGGCCAGAACAATATTTGATATCTGTAGTGCATTATACAATCAAGGGTATAAAGAAATCTACATGGTAGTAGGTTCAGATAGAGTCAGAGAGTTTGATACATTGATTAAGAAATACAATAAAGCGAGAGGACGCCATGGTCACTATGACTTTGATAAGATAGAGATAGTCAGTGCAGGTGAGAGGGATCCAGATGCAGATGATGTATCAGGTATGAGTGCAAGTAAAATGCGTGCTGCTGCTGAAAAGGGAGACTACGATGCATTTAAGGCTGGTGTGGCGAATAAAAAACTTGCAGACAAGTTGTATAAAGATGTTCGTAAAGGTATGGGAATCATGGAAGGTAATCTACCTGAATACATGATAGAAGACTTGATACAAGAAGGTGTATACGATCCAGGTATTTTCAAGGCAGTTTTCTTAATGGGTGGTCCAGGTTCTGGTAAATCAACTGTCGTCAATAAATTAGGACTCAATGCATTGGGTTTAAAAACAATTAATACAGACAAGGCATTTGAAAATGGATTAATCAAGGCAGGCCAGACATTAGATTTAACAACTGTACCGTCTGATGTTAGAAACCCTATAAGAAAGAAAGCGAAGAGAATGACTGCAAGAGGTTTAGACAGATACATAGAGGGCAGACTTGGTCTTATCTTCGATACAACTAGTGCTGATAAAGGTAAGATAGCTAGTTATAGGAAACGATTAGATTATCTTGGGTATGAGTCTAAAATGATTTATGTTTCTGCATCATTAGACAACGCACAAGAAAGAAACAAGAAGAGAAAGAGAATATTACCACCAGAGATTGTTCAATCTGATTGGGAAAGGTCACAAAAGAACATTGCAGTAATGAAGAAAATCTTTAAGAAAGACTTTATTCAGGTAACAAATGATGATGATTTAAAATCATTAGAGAAGAAAACAAATTCATTGTTTGCAAAACTAATGACTTGGTGTTCATCATTCCCTAACAACAAAATGACTATGCTTTGGAAACAGCGTCAACTATTAACCAAAAAATATAATTAATATTATGGAACTGTACCCCAATTCGGTAACAGCTGACTTGACATTGAGAATATATAATGTTTATCGTAATTCAGATAATCATTATTTTGGTGAAGATAGACACTATCCAAGTGATATAGGTCATTTTCTTTTAAGTAGTTATACTCTAGATGAAATGGGATTTGTTTGGTCTACATTATTAGAAGATGTAAATTCATTTGCTTGGGCATATGAACCAATTTTGTTTAGAGTGTTAAAATACACACCAGGTTGTTATATAGAATCTCATACAGACCAAGCAAGGAATGGTGAAACAGATTATAGTCTTATCATTCAAATGAATCCTACGGATGAATTCAAAGGTGGTATTCCTACTGTTGATGATAAAGAATATCGTATAGAACAAGGCGATGCCCTAATTTACGAATACGGAGAAAGACATGGAGTTTCAAAGGTTACTGATGGTGTTCGTTATGTTTTTAATGTAAGAATGAAGAAAAAACATAAATAGTAGTATGAAATCATTCAAAGAATATAGGACTGGTCAGTCAAGATTGAAAACTAAAACTTCTGATTGGGAAGGTAGAGCTAAATTATCTAAGAAGGTTAGAAGTGATTTTTGGAAAAGTTTTAAGAAACAAAAGAAAGAAGAATTGGGGCCAGATGCAGATGCAGGCGATTATGTAGATGATTTCAGAAAGTCAGATGCACCTCAGTTTAAAGGTAAATCAGATAAGAAGATTCAGAAGATGGCCATCGCCGCCTTTTTAAGTAGAAAGGGAAAGAAGTAATGCCAAAGGAAAAAGAAACAGCGATAACAGAAGATAGTCAAATAACTATAGACATAAAGAGTCTCGTTGGTATACTTACAGTGATATTGGCCATGGCTGGCATATATTTTACACTAACAGCTCAAATAGCACAATTACAATTAGATGTAATTCGTATGCAGGATGCTGTAGAAATGAATGAAGAATTCAGAATCAAATGGCCAAGAGGTGAGCTGGGTGCATTGCCTGATGATGCCGTTCAAGATTTAAACATCGAATATTTACAAGACGATGTTAAGAAATTGCAAGAAGAATTTGATGAACATGTGGACGAACATGAGGAAATAGAATGAACGAATTAAAAACATTTAGAGAGTTATTCGAAGACGAAATAGAAAACGAACTCATTAATGAAGTCGATTCTATTCAAACTCGTATGAAAAAACGAAGAGCGATGCGTAAGAATCGTGCTAAGATTGCATTTGCTAGAAAGAAAGCGATGAAAAGAAAGATTTTAGACCCGAAGAAACTCATGAAGAGAGCCAGAAAACAGGCACGAAATAAGATTGCAAAACGAATACTGAAAGGTAAAAGTAAGGCTGATTTGGGTATGGGTCAGAAGAGAGCATTAGAAAAGATACTCGATAAGAAGGCCGCAAAGATATCAAAACTCGCTAAAAGAATGTTAAAAGTGGTCAGACAGAAAGAAATGATGAAAGGTAAGAAGAAACCTGTAACCAAATCTTCAAAGAACGCAATACCATCAAAGAAGTAAACAATTTTGATAATCATAAGAAATCTAAACATATAAATAACTATATCATGGAAAAACAAACTTGGAAAGATAAACTAGAAGAGGTCAGAGGGTTTACAAAACCAGAGACGACTGTAACCGAAGAAACCGTTGGAGAACAACACGAGATTGATGAAATCGAGGAGTTGCTTAAGAAGGAATTTGAAGAACAGGCAGAGAGCCAAGAGGAGACTTTGGAATCACTCGAAGAGAAACGAGATAGATTACAAACAGAACTCAACCAAGTAGAGAAAGAACTCGCTGAAAAAAGTCAGTCAGTAGAAAAATCCATCGAAAAACTAACTGAACGCAATATGCTTGGTAGACTTGCCAAGTCACTAAGACTCAACGAACAAGGTAAACAGAAGATGTTTAATTACTTCGAGAAAGGGGAAATCAAATGAGTATACAAGAATTATCTCAAAAACTAATAGACGATATGAAAACAATTCTGGAAGGCGGAACTGTTGAAGTCGTTGAAGATGCATCTAATGATAAGTCAGACGATGGTGAAGGTCTAGATAAAGTAGACAGTAAAGCCGCAAAGAAAAAGTTTAAAGACAGAAAAGACAAAGACATCGATAATGATGGCGATACTGATGATTCAGATGAGTATTTGCACAAGAGAAGAAAGGCAATTTCTAAGTCACAAGAAGAATCTGTTAAGAAAGAGGAAGTTTGTGATGTTTGTGGTAAAGAACCTTGCGAATGTGAAGACAAAGAAGATGAGAAACTTCTAAAGTCTGGTAAATATGCAAAGTATTCAGACTTACTTCTCAAGAAACAGAGAATGTCTAAAGACGCTGACAAAACTGCAATCAATAAAGAGATTTCAAAAGAAAGAAAAAAATTGGGTATCAGTGAAGAAAATCTAGAAGATTTACTGATACATTATCTTCCAGAACAAGAGGACTAATATGGCTGGCAATAAGACAGACAATGGTGTTCACGAAATAGGTACAGACGATATACTCGCATCATACCAGGCTGATACACCAGGCGAAATAGAAACATCTTATCTTAAGAATGTAAATAAGGCTATTTCTATTGCCGAAAAGAAAAAGAAAGAACAAGTCAAAGCACATTTCTCTATGATATTTGACAATCCATTACAAGGTTATCCTTACAACGAACAGTATGGTTTCGATAAGACACTTGAAGAGGGTGTTGAATTAGAAGAAGGTAAAATGGGTGAAATCTATGCCGCTATTCAAATGGGATATACTGCAAAAGAACTAGACAACGAATGGGGTATGGGTTTAGCAACTGCTAAGTCATGGATTAGAGAGTATTGGGCAGCCAAAAAAGCAAATCGTGGTTCAATGAAGAAAGAATCTGTAGACATTACAGAGGGTACATGGGCAGTTCCAGATTCAATGAAAAAGATTACTCAACTTAATGACTTAATGAAGAAACCTCACCCTATGAGAAAACCAAAAGATGCAGACACAGCATGGAAGAAGTTCGCAAACTTAGTTGGTGATGATGGTGTTGCTGATGAATGGTATTTTCAAGCTGAAGATGGCAAAGGCGATGCAAGAGACCCAATAGTTGACTGGTTAGGCGGTTGGGGATTTAAAGTGGCAGGTTATAGAATCACTCATGCACCAGGTTCATATGTAAGTGGGTATGATGATGATGAAAGAGATTCCGCAGAAGTTGAAGAAGGATTCTTTGACAAAATGTGGAAAAAGATTAAGAACAAAGGCAAGATAAAGAAACCAAAAGGCAAAGATGCCAAGGCAGTTAAGGTATAACAATGAATTTATTCTACGAAGCAAAAAAAGTATTAGACAAAGACGGTAAAGTTAATGCATTAGGACCTTATGGTAAACAGAAACTAACAGGTCGTGAAGTTTCAACTTATTTCCGTAGAAACAAAGTCAAAGATAAACAAATCAAAAAGGCAGTAGAAGTTGCACTCGATATGGGTGGTGCAATGAGTGTTGCATACAAAGAAATCGCAAAGTTTTATGGTAGAAAAGTTGCAGATTCGAAAGAAGTTCAAACCGCATTACAATATGCAAACGAAGAAACATTCAGAGAAGGTTTAGACGAACTAGAAGAAGGTCAGTTTTGGGGTCAAAAGGGAATGGCCAAAGCAGATGCTGCTAAACTTAAAAAGGCCGGCGCCGTAAGATTACAGAAAAAAGAGAAAGGTGGAGAGTCCCGAATCACTTTACCCAAAGGCCATAAA